TACTCATGGTTCAAATACTTCTCTAAATGTTGCCTGTATTGTAGCTCTATTGTTATATGGTATTGATTTATTCCATGCTTCGCAAACAAATTTCTGTGCAGTAGCTTCTCCAGGTGCGGTAAAATCAAAGCTATCACTATCATTTGCTCTAGCATCAAGGAAGGTTTCTATTTCATCTGCTTCGACTTCAGAGACATTGAAAGTAAAATTATAAACTTTTGGGTTCTGATGTTCTGCTAATCCAAATAGTATTCTATGTTCAAATCCATCAGCAAAACGAATTGTTCTAGTTAATGGTGCGGATCTTTTTTGTTGTCCGTATGTAGGTTTTATTGAAGGAAACGTAGCCATTATGTAAGTAATCCTCCTGGTCGTTTTTGTTTAATTAATTCTGATTGTATAGCAACTGAAATCATACGACCAAGTTCTCTACCTTGCTCTTCATCTCCTTCAACAGAAGATCCAGAAGCATCTACGTTTACCACGATATTTGTTGAACCTCCAAGATCAGAATTAGGAACTATACGACCACCTGCATTTGGAACAAACATTTCTGCACCACGTTCTCCAACCATATAACTCTTACCTGCATTTACTATTCCTCCATTTGCTCTTCGACCCATACTTCTTGAACCCAACATCCGATCTCCACTTCTTAAGCCTGTATCTCCTACCTCGCCAATAGTAAACATACTACTAAATAAACTTAAAAATCCTTTTTGCACTTGTAATGCAAGAAGTTGTGCAGCAAAATCTAAAAAATAATCTGCAATTCTATTTAACATATTTCTAAAGGCATCTTGAACACTCATTGTTCCTTTAACAATTCCTTTAAAAGAATCTTCAAATCCTATTTTTATTTGCTTACTTAAATCTAAAACTTGTCGCATTGGGTTTAATAACTTTCTTATTTCTTCTTCGGGTGCTTTAAATTCTTCAAGAAATTGTAATTTTTCTACATTCTTACTAAGTTCATCAACCAGTTTTTTAGCTCCTTCAACACTTAAATCAAACTCAGGAGGTAATTTGCTTAAGGCTTCTTTTAATTTATCTGTATCTTGAATCATCGGAATTAAAATTGCATCTATTTCTTTTAATCTCTCTGCTAAAGGTTTACTTGTATCGTTTAAAATTGCTTGAATATCAGCATTTTCTTTTGCAAACGTAGTTATAACATTTCTAAATTCTTCACTAAACGTAGTTATATCTGCAAAAGGATTAGCAAATCTTAAACCACCTGCAACGCTTTCAAGATTTTTTACTCTTTTTAAATCTTCTTCAAATCTATCTGTAAATACATCTGCTTGTTTTGCTGCCAACAAAGCGTTAATTATAAAATCATTTGCAGCTTCAGCACCTTCTTCACTTAATTTTTTATATGCTTCAAATTCTGTTCCTAAAGTTAATTGTTCACTTAACTGTTGAATCCTCGAAAGAGTGCTTGAAAAATCATTAAGACCAATAGTTGCATCAAATAAATCTCTACTTCCAAAAAGTCTTGCTAAATCTAATCCTCCTACATCTGCAAACTTACTAAACTGTGCAACTAATTCAGTAGCTTCTTCTTTTGTAATGTCTAAATCTCTTCCTAATTGTTTAATTTCTTTTCTTGTGAATTGAGTTGTAGCACCTGCATTTTTAAGATCTTCATTTAGAGTTCTTACTGCTTTTCTAAAGTTTCTTATTTTTTCGATTTCAGCAGCAATAGCAGTAGCAAAAATAGATGCAGCAAAACCACCACCTGGAGCAAGTGCTCCACCAATACCACCAGCTAAACCACCAAGTACAGAACTTAAACCACCAGCACCGAACAATGCAGGAAAACCTCCACCAATTAATGCACTACCAACACCACCTTTAAGTCTACCCATCGCACCACCTTGCATTGCAAATGGACCACTAGCTGATGCTCTTCTACCAAATCCCATTTTTTCTGCACGGGTTAAAGGAGTTGCTGGACCTATCTGTCCACCTTTTACACCAAAAGGTAAATCTTTAAATACTGCTGCTGTAGCTTGTTGAGATAAGATTTGTGATGATTTTTTGGTCGATACGGCTATTTTTTTAGTATCTTTTCCGATATTAGTTATCTTGTCAGCAGCTTTACTAAAAGCTAAAAAACCTGTAGCTTCTAAACCAGGATTTATTGGAGTAGCTTTTGTTCTAGCACCTTTAAAATCTGCTGCTGAAACTGTACCACCTGCTTTTAATGTTTGGCGTAGTCTTAACTTGTTTAAAAGTTTTTCTTTCGCCATTAATTGATTATTATGTTCTTTTTCTACATTTACTAATGCTTTTGCTGCTCTATTAAAACTTGCTGTGCCAACTGCTGCTCTATCTAATAAACCTCTCGCTCTTACTAATTGTTTATTAAAACTATTAATTGAAACTGGTAAAACTTTATTTTGCTCTCTTGCTTGTTTATTAAATTCAGTTATTTCTTTTGTAGCTCCTCTAAGTTCTTTTCTAAGAGCAATTAATTTATTAGAATTTTTTAATGCAATAGCAATATTTACATCATAATTAGCCACTTGCTATAAAAATTAAAACATTTTCTCTATATTACCTTCTTTTGCCTCTTAAAGCATTAGTTTTTTGTGCTTGTTCTTGTTGTTTCTTAAATTCTTCATGTTCAATTTCTGCATAAGCAGCCCAACCTATCATTTCTTCTATTGTTAAAGTTTCACATAATTCAGCAACAGTTTTATGTAATTGTTTTGCTAAACCATATATGAACTGCCAATCTTTATTTGCTTTTTAAATCGGCTTTTGCCTCTTTTACCTCCTTTTCAGTACCTACAGTAATCATTGCTATTTGTATTTCTTCAAGAATTGAAGCTGAAACTTCTCTTCTTAATGAAGCCTTATCTCCATCTTGAAAAAGTCTTACACCATCTTTGTCTAATGCTTTTTCAATCATCATTTGCAAAGCATAATCATTAGTATCATCAGTACCAGTTTTTTTTGAAATAGATTCTCTTTCTGCAATAGTTAATGGATGCCAATAGACAGTAAGGATAATCTCATCATCTTGTTTTACATCATGTTTATAAAGTTGAGAAACACCAAACTTATTTCTCAAAAGATCAACTGCTCTAGTCATGTTAATGTATAGCTATTAACACTATACTAGGCATTGGCAGTAAATTGGCAAGATATTAAGCCAAGAAAGTGTGAAGAGTCATCTAATTCGATAGGAGCAGGGCCAACAATATCAAGCACTCTAGGATCACAACTAAACGTATCACTATAACCAGGAGCATTAACAGAGGTAAGTCCATCAATAACAGCTTCTCCTAAAGTAGATAACACAGAAGTACCTTTTCCTCTTGGAATATAGATATTACATTGAATAACACCAGAATAAAAATCCTGTGATGCTCCCTGTGTTTGAGTCGTTGCCTGTGCAAAATCTACTGACATAACAATATACTTTTTAGTTTTGCCAGGTGTTTTAAAAACCATATTGTCATAAATCATTTCAACAGTATTATCTGCTGCTGCGACTGCATCTGTTACTGCTTTTTCAAAAGCTGCTCTGGTGTTAACTAAAGTCATGGAGTTTCGTAATCAACAAATACAGAACTAGGATCACTAAATGCACCAATACCACCGCCTGTAAATTTAACATTATCAGATTTACCTCTAACACCAGTACCAAAGGCAGCGATACCGAGTTTTGGTTTATCTGTAAACATTTGATTTATTAGATTTCTTAAATCACCTTGTACATATTGAGGTATCTTACTTCTTGGAGAAGCTAAAGCTCTTGCTGCATATTGTGATCTATTACCAATAAATACTTTAGAAAAAGGTTTGAAGTTTGGTATTGAATTGATAAATCTAGGTTCAACTTTTGCTTGAGGAGATCTTTGACCTCTTCTTGTTGGTTTTATGTTACTCCACGGAGCAACTGATTCTCTAGCCTCATCAGGTCTAGGTCTTTGGGTACTAGCTGTCCAACTAGAAGCAAAAAATCCAGTATCAACAGGACTATTTTCTTCTGTAGACAAATCAGCAATAACAGCTTTGACTAATTTATTTAAATCTCTTTCTAAATTTCCTTCTAAATCTGGAATAATTCTATCAATATTTCGTGTTGAAGCCATTAGAACCTCACTAATAAAGTAAACAGATAAGTCTGTCCACCCTGTCTTGTATCTATATTAACTATCTGTCCTACTCTTGTAGATCCAGCATAAGTTAATGTAACTTCATCTTGAAAATCAGGTTGATTATCTCCTATTAAATCAGGAGTAATGTAAACTTTAGCTTCTCTTCTTTCCCTACCATCATCTTCAGTAGATTGAACAAACTCAACAGGAGCTTTGATGCTGTAAGTTGTATCACTTGTAGAATAAACACCTGTAGCTGTGTTATAACTTCCCGATGCTTTTTTTGTATAAACAATAGAAGAATCAAAAGAAGATCCAAGATCAGCTACAACCTGTTTTGCAATCTGTTTAAATGCTGAATCTAACTGTCCTGCCATTATCCTCTAACTACCCTCATCTGAAAACTACCTGCTCCACCAAGCATATATGCTCCAAGATAACTTTGCAGCCATGGGTAAACATCTAAAATATTATTTACAGAACCAGTACCTTGACTTGCTGTATTGTATTTAACTTGAATGTCTCCTAGCTTTACTTCTTCAAAATTACCATCTTTACCAGTAGTTCCAGTAATTGCATCAGTATCATTTGCTAAAGCCCTAGCTAATTCATATTGTGCATATTTAATACCTTCGGGAATTTTAGAACAAGCTAATTCAACACCATCTACCTGATAATTATTTCTTGGAAATTTTAATGCCTGTCCATCAT